TCACCTGATTATGCCACCGATACCTAACTTTTTATCCTCGCTCCGCTTATACACATAGATGCCGAGAACGGATAAGCCGACAGCCCAGATTGCGAAAAGTGACTCGATCGCCTCAATCACAAGGCTCGCTTTATCCGTTTCAAACACCATGATATATGCGACGGCGAACATCTGCGCCGCCCATGTCAGTGCCATCAGATAACCGAAAGTCGGGCGCATCCGCCGCACATACGGGTCGACGGAAGCGACTTCAGCCTGTAATGATTGATTGATTGTTTTGAGGGCTTCACTGTCGACCCGTGCCATTTCCTCAATATGGCGATTGGCTTCTTTGACTTGGTTAATCGTGATTGCGCCTATGGAAATCTGGCTTTCAACTTGCTTCAAAGTTTCCGCCGCTTGTTTTGCGGCAGGGTTATCCATCCGCTCGAACACACGCGCAAGGATACTGGTCAGAGCTGTTAATCCGACTTTACCCAAAAAATTTTCAAGCATGTTTGTTTCCTTTTGGCATTAAATCTTCCCTTCGTTTTCCCCGTCTCTGAGAGGGGACCAATAGCCCACCCCCGCTCAAGGCGGGGGAACGCTTTTTTCTATCTCTTGTTATTGCTGTCCCTTGGGGACACCTTCATGAAGGTGTCCCCATTGCAATTTAGAAATGCCTAACCATCCAGTTTGTAAAAATGATGACGACCGATTGTCACGGCTGGCCGCTCACCCTTCGCCCAGAATGGCAAGATATCAACCGTATGGTAATGATCCGCACCGCGCGTTATATCATCGCCGAGACACCCCAAAACCGCACGGCGTGCAATACGTAATGCGGTTGCAAACTCCGTATCAGCCTCATCCACTTTCATTAATTTCGGGCGGTTCGGGTCGGCAGGGTTCCAGCACGAAAACTGATACGGTTTTTGGCACACCGTTATCACATCATGCCCCCACCAATACTCACCGCCATTCGCCTCGGCAATCAGCACACGGTTTAAGATAACATGTGCCACCGCGCGCATCCCGTTTGCGCCTTCAGATCGTGCCTCCCCCCACAAAGTGCGTGCCAGCACATCAATTTCAAGCTCACTCAAAAAAGCTTTTGCCGCAGGCGTATCTTTGATCGGCAGGTCTTCTAATGCTTTCATATGTCCCATAATCTTTAATCCCCTTTCATCAGTTTTTCGGAATGTTTGTCGAGCTTCGCTTCAATACGTAGCAAGTGAGAAACAAGGCGGCTTTCAAGATTTCTCAGCTCGCTTTGCGTTGAGTAGGTTTTGGCTACCTCAAGTTTATAAGCGGCGAGACTATCCCTTAATTGCGAGTGCCGCGTTTCAAGCAAGCGGGATAGGTGATCGACCTGAAGGTCAACTTCCCTCTTTCCACGCCAGAATAAAATGAAAAGCGCGGTCGCAACCGGAATATCAACCACACTGATCCACCAGATCATATGGGATGGAAAGGTTATATCCATTACGTTCTCCTGAAAAAATTTTAAAGATAATCGTCATTGCAGGGCGCGTCCCTGCAATCCACAAATTTAGATTTTTTGAACCACGGAGGACACTGAGAGCACGGAGGCAAAATTATTAATAAATAGAAACCGTCATTGCGAGGGAGCCACGCGATCGCGGCAATCCATAGGATGTTAAAGATTGTATGGATTGCTTCGCTTCGCTCGCAATGACGACCTCTCTTTAAAAACAGCTACAAATTATACAAGCCATGAAACAAGTTCAGGTTGACAGTATTTGATAAAATCCTCCGTGATCTCTGTGTCCTCCGTGGTTAATAATAAAACTGGATTACACTCAAGTCTTTGCCTTGAAAGTCGTGCTGTTACCCTGCCAGTTTTGGCGTGTGCCTTTTTGTGCGCTAAGTGCAATGCGTACCGGCACCTGCCTTAACGCCCCTGCAACGGCATCAAGCCCATCATCGCGACCGTTTTTAGCTATAGGGCGCCACTCGCGCATCTCATCCATAAATTGACTTTTTGCAACTTGTGCAGAAATTGAGAGAGCCTGCGCCGCCATGACAGCATCGAAAGCCTCTAAGATTCTATCTACCTTTGGCAGACGATTGGCTTGTTCTATAACAGAGGCTTGAACACCGAGGGCACGAAGCTCCCGCCTCAAAATCGCAGGCAAGAATTTACCAATCCCATTAATTTCAACAGTTACAGACGGCACATGAAACTGCCTTAAAAGTGCAGCAATTATCTTGCATTGCTGGGTTGCCTCATCATCTTGGGAAACCGTATCGATCTTGATATAAGCGATATGATGAACATAGTAATGCCCATCCTCATCGGTGAAGACAACAGCCCATACAGACGAGTCGCCTTTAGCCGAACCGAAGGCCGGATCCCAGTAAGATGAACAAGATACAAACCTTTTTCCGTTCAAACTTAAAACTGGTTTGCGAACAGCCTCCTGATAGGTGATTTCCGCATTATAATGTTGAAGCAACTGAACATTTAATCGCCCTTCGGCAATATTGACAGGTTGCAGCATCATTTGTGCGGCAAATTTTTGAGGGCCGACCTGCCGTTCCATTGCGCGTATATTCTTCATATCAAACCGTTCAGGCCAAATACTCTCACCTTTATCAGTTAAAATAGGCAGGAGTAAATCCCTAAAACCTTGCAAGAATGCCACCGCGTCATCTTCGTTTTTTGTGCGATAGATTGTGTGATGGCTATGCGGTGTGCCGATATAAATCTGCGTGCCATTCGGCGTTAAAATGAATCGTGATTCCGAGAGCCGCTCACGTAGATCATCCCGCGCCTCTGCAGTCTGACATGTATTAGGAACCTCGACATCATCATAGATGATGATATCCGCCCTACTTCCCGTAATATTCGCGCTAATCCCTTTGGCGAGAACAGACGGGTCGCGTAACTCCGCTTGCCTATTGAGTGTAAAACGGTCATTCGCCCATTGGTCGGCCTTTTGCGGGATAAGGTCATAGGTAAGTAAATGTTTTTCCAAAATACGGCGAATGTTACGCACCATTTTGCGCGCCAACATGTCATCCGCCGCCAACACCAGAATGCGTAAATCAGGATTTTGATAGAGCAACCACGCGCAGAAAATCGCCATGCAAGTCGATTTTCCGCATGACCGAAAGGCCATGAGAAGAAGGCGCGTATCCGCATTCCTCCACGAGCCTTCTAACCAACGTAATATCCGCAAATGGGTGACGGGCGTTGCCTGATTTTGCATTTGATTCCATAAAACTGCAAACAGGTCGAGCTCCACTTTTGTTGCACCCGTCATTCATGATCATCAAATTCTGCCTTTGCCTTTTGGAGGAGCACGGCAACATGCTCATTCCGCTCATCTGAATCGAGATCAACCATACCGGCAAGCTTCATCAATAACTCAATATGCGCCAGCGCGGCCTTTGCCGCCGTGTGACGGTTTTTGAAGTCGGATGATTCTTCGCTGCTCTTATTATCAATAAATTCGTGATAGGACGCGATGGCTTTATCAATCGCAAGAGGAAGAGTCTCCGCAATTTGCGCACGGGCATGCTTCCCGATTTCAGGTGTTTTTTGTGTCATATTTGTCCTATAGTTTTTTTGTCATCCCGAGCGATATAAAATGAAGTCGAGGGATCTGAATTTAAAAAATTAGATTCCTCCGTTCGGCTTTGCCTCAGTCGGAATGACAAGAGACTTCACACATCAAAATCGGCTGATGATATACCATTGCCCGCCATTGGATGTAACCGTTATGGCGTTATATTGCGCATTTAAAGGCTGCACAAATTGGTCAGGTCCGTTGCCGCCTTGCTCACTCACGCTCACAACATTGGATGAAGGATCGGTTTTCTTAATAGTTATTGTGCGTCCGATGGCCTTAATAGCATTGGCAGGGGGGAGGCGACATGTCACCGGCCCACCGAATGATGAAATGAGATAAATGTCTACGCTCATATCAATATCCAGTTGACCACTCGTATCAAAGAATTTTGTATTCCCCGCCATACGGTTTGAGGATGTGATAAACCATTCCGCGCCGTTTGAAACTATCGTTACATAATCATAAGGCCCGCCGAGGATAATTTCCTCCTTACGGTCAATGCCTAAGCCGTTCGGCTCGCGCAAAATTACCGCATTGCCTGTGAAGTCAACTTTCTTAAATGTATAACTCGCCCCTGCATGCATATTGGGGAGCGGCACATTGATCGTGATTGCACCATTTGTTGCGGCAATGAGCTGAACTGAGACATCCATTTGCATTGCTAAAGTCGCGACACCAGGCGCATCAATATAAACCGTATCGACCTTTTTTAAAGTTTGGGTTAAAGCCCCAACACTCATAGAATCAAACTTATTTTGAACAGGGAAGCCTGCATTTATTGACTGATAATTGCCATCGCTCTCATCAAAAATTGCTGCACCATCCGACATGGCAAGCAGGTTTGTGACAAGCGTTTTGACCGAACCGTTTTTAATGTGCAAATTCGGCACACCATTATAACTTTCGGTATAAAGATTATCAATTACAGTCTCATTAGCATTTGCCCCAACTGTAAAGCACCCTAACGCCGTGCCATGAACATTCACTTCACAATTCAAAAAACGGTTATAAAATGACCCGTATAGTACATGGATTCCATATCCGCTCATGCTTGTGCCTTGGGAATAGACACGGCAAGCATCGAAAATATTTGCGTTTGGCGTGTCTCCTGCGCCGCTTTTTGTCAGTTCAATGCCCGTTTCGCTCGGGCTTAAAATAAGGGTATTTGTAATAATATTCCAATAACATGGTTTATTCGTATCCGTTCCACCATCGAGGACAATACCCTTCTCGCCATGGCGAATAATAAGATTATGGATACGGTTTTGAACGCAAGGGCCATCAATACCCTGTAAATATAACCCGACTTCGCCATTCTCAATCACAAAGTCGGAGAGTGTGTTATATTCTCCGCGAATTTGAATGGCTTTAAACAAATCGTTTGATGCCTGAAAGATAGCATTATGCCCTGCACCACTTATCATTTTGCCCGAGGTGATTTGTATCGTATCGGTAATGCGATAAGTCCCTTGCGGAATATAGAGATGATTATGTGCCTGTAGCGCGGCCTGGATGGCGAGCGTATCATCCGTTACGCCGTCACCGATTGCCCCGAAATCTTTAATACTGACTGCATCGCCTACCTTATCAGTGATGCTGCGCGCTGTTGCGCCTATACCACTTGCCGTAAAATCGCTCGGGCTTTGGGTTAAGCCATAATCAACCGCAATAGGATTCCCGTTCGCATCGAAACCAAGAGCCTTATTTCGACGGTTTTTTAAGTCAGGTAAAGTCGTGAATTGTGCATTTTCATTTTTCGAAAATTGCAGCATGGCTTCCTGATCAAGCTGTAATTGCTGCACACTTGCCATGAGATAATCCAGCTCATTATTCAGGGATTTTGCACTGAAATCCCCACTTTCAAGGAAATCTGTTAAGCGTTCATAAGGTACTTGCCGCAAAATAGTAAGAATTATGCCATTTGCAGGCGGTGTATCAAAAACCACCTGCCCGCCTTGCGTATTTCCAGCACCATTCACGGTAAAACCCTGAAGCTGGCTCACGCCGTTGAAGAGAATTTGAATATCCTCAGATGCGAAAATCGGAAAAGGATAGGCGTAAGATGTGTCCACGCCATTCGCTGTATAGCGGACAAGCGGTCTCACCGCCGGAATCTTGATATGATTATCGGTCATATTTTTCTCTTGGTTAGGGTTAGGTTTTAGAGAGTTAGATGTTCAAAAGTTTATTGATAAGTACAATTCTCGGCATCGTAATTCCATCGTCCACCTCTATCAAGGCATCGGTCAATCGCTGCATACTTAAGGTCAAAATCACTATCAATAAAAAGATAGATTTCAAAAGTTATGAATAGTGAAGTTAAGATTATAAAAACAGTTAAAATTATTTTAAAAAATTTAATTTTAATATTTTTCATCTAAATTTTTCGATCTGTATATAGCACAAGCTTCTTTTGCAGATTTAAAATTACCATCCTTGGCAGCTTTCTGTCCATAATTATTCGCTTCCATATCTTCCTTAACATCTTCTAAACCATCACCTTTAATTATGCCATACGTTTCTCTTGCATAGTTTAAAGCCTTACCTGTAATTGAAGATCCTTTTTCAACAGCTTCATAATTAGCCTTACAATGAAAATATTTATCGGCACCAATTGTATTAGACTTTATCATATCTTCACGGTTTCTTTTATATATTGAAAAAGTTGATCTTTTCTTACTATCATTGTTTATATCTTTTTTTAAGGTTTCATGTGTTTCGCCTTCAGGCTTCAATATTCCATCAACTTTTAATTTCCTATCTGCTTGATATGACTTTATTGATGTAAATATATTTTCATCTGTATATCCATTCAAACCAGTAGAAGTATCATCATAGTAACCCAGTACTGTTAGAGCTGAACGAATGTTAGCAATGTCATTTTCATGTGAGCTTGAATTTTTTGAAACTTGATCAATCATATTAAACATCTTTCTACCCCCGACTCGCGCGTTGAAGGCGTTGTTGCTCGGCGAGTTGCGTACGCTCAAGGACATTGCGCTCATTCATTCGATACAGGTCGGAATTAATCGTATTATAGCGTAAATCATCGAGCGCTTGGGAATATGAGCGATCATCATCCGCATCATTATATAGCCCGAGCAAGATGGCTTCATTACTGCCGCTTGAGGAAATACCGCTTGCGCCGCGACCTGCATTTTGTTTGGCGATTGAGCGGCGAAGCGCATTGCGGCGGCGTTTTTCCTCTTCCTCTGCATCAAGAGCAATGCGTCTGCGGTCTTGCTCCGCTTGTTCTCTGGCTTGCTTTTCACTCAAACCTTGTTGTGCCTGTAAGTTCTGCATTGCGAATTCTTGTTCAGCACGTAAAGCCTTTCGCTCGCTTCTGTTATCCAGATTGGCAAGCGTTGAAATGCCCGACGTGATATCATTAATCGTGCCAAGTGTTTTGGTAATGTCCGTCAGGACAGGTTGCAAATTTCCCATGATGTTTCCTTTTTTTTAGCTCATTAGCTGATTGGTTTCTTGGCTGATTGGATATGGCTATTGAATAAAAAGCTAATCAGCCAATTAGCCACTCAGCCAACATTAATCATTCACCTTGATTTCGGTTGTGACAGACAGCAGCGTGAAGGGCAATGGCGCCGATTGCTCAACCCGCCATAATGGCCGCGTTAAGTCTTTCGTCCAACCATAGGCCTTGACTGCGATATCGCGACTGACCGGTATAATCGGCGCATCCAATATTTGGTCTTCAAAATCTCGCAAAGGCACATCATCCAGCCCGCGCCCCATATCAAGGCGGAGCGCCGCCGTATCCTGTACCCTGAAAATCGCTTCAATCAAACGAACCGCACGGCCTGCACCGCCGTTTGAAAGCGGTGATGGGGGTAAAGGCTCAACGATATGTGTGTATTCCAACCCTGTAACAATTTTGTTTGCTGGACTATCCAGAATGATTGCGCCATTGGTCACACGCTTTTGCCCGACCAAAATATTATCGGCAAGAATTGTGACATCCTTACCCTCAAGATGGTCAAGCCCAGACCAGTTTGAAGTCGCCGTAACGGACTCCCCTGTTAAAGCAGAGTCGAGATACATCCCCTCCTCAAACACCTCAATCATATAATCATTGCCGCGTTTGACGAGCACATAGACATCGTCACCAGTGACCGCAACGGAGAGATATTCGCCGAGAGTGTGCTGCATCGTCCATGCCGAAACACGCTCCGTTCTATAATTGGTAAGCGTTGCAATTGATCCGTCTTTTAAAACAAAATGCAGCAATCTGTTACGCTTATCAAAGGCAACAGAGACCGGATTTTTCACCAAATGCTGCGCCAATAAGGATAGGTCAGTTGCCTGATAGGCCGCCTCAATATCGGTATAAAGAAATTCCCGAATTTCGCGCCCGTTTCGTGCAACAAAAATTGTCGCACCATCAATATCAACGGGGGCAAGGTTGATATCGGTCAATGAACCAACCCGCGTCTGGCGTTCGATCTGTACCGTTTGTGGCGTGAGGGGTGAGCCTGTGACCTGCCATTCCGCGCCACTGGTGAAAACCTGTAAATCACGCCCTGAAAAAACGGATCGGATGGCATTGACCTGATCGGACAGAATGGAAAATTCGATGGCCTCATCATCCAGCCCTTCCCCCAAGTCAAAATTCCAGATATCACCCGATTTTGACAGCCATAATCGGTTCGGTAAATCGCGAGAGCCACCAATCACAAGCCTATCCTGATGAAAACAGACAGAGACTGGCCAGCCGCGAAGCGCACTAAACGCTTGCTCCTGCCAATTTGCCGTTGCATCCGTATCAGTTAAATCTTCCAATGTTGTAACATCAACAACAGTCGGCGAGGCATAGCTTGTGACCTCAACTTGCTTGCCATTCACTTCGATTTTTGTGCCGATATGGGCGGCATTAAATATTGCGGCAGATGCGGTCAATGTCACCGTTCCGCTTGTGCTGTTTGGTTTTAGCGTGACATTTGAATTTGCGAATTTGAAAAATGGTTGGCGGCTGATATCCCCGTCCTCAAAAAATGTCCAAGCCGATAAATCCCAAGTGCCTGCACCCGAGCGTGTCAGGATTTGAGGCTCAATATCAGGATGGCAAATCAGCAGACTATCCGCACTTTGAGTCCAGTTAATTTGGCTTAATTGTGCCGCGCTCCATGGCGTGGTCAGCGTCGCAATCTTGCTCCCCGCCTGATAAATATCCAGTTGCAAATTTGTGAGAACGAGGAGGTATGTCTGCTCGGTATTAAATTCAAAATCTATCAGCCGCCCTGCACCCGCGACCGTGTCAACGAAGGATAAACCTGCCCTGCGCGAGATCCCACCTGTCGGGTGAATAAACACGTTACGCAGGGATAACGCACCATTGGCATAGGCGTTCAGGTCACCGCGTCCGAGCAAACGGCGCGAGATTTCACCACTTGTGAAAGTGGTTTTGATTTGTCGAACACGACTCATAGGTTTGTCCTTGTTTTGGGTGTTGGTAATTATTAAATCCCCTCTCCCTTTAGGGAGAGGGTTAGGGTGAGGGTTTGCCATTATAAATTATTTTGTTATCTCGACCGCGCAACGCGAGCGGAGAGAGACTTGATTATTTTAACGCGAAGAGACGAAGAAGCGAAGTGGTCGCGAAGTTGTTTGTCATCCCAGCGAAAGCTGGGATCCTCTCTAAAAAGCAATGTCACGCTATGTCACGCAAAGCTTTTTTACGAAAAAACCTCAGTGAACTCTGTGTTCTCTGTGGTGAAAAAACAAAAACTGGATTACACGTCTTTTCTATCGAAAAACGTGTAATGACGGTTAACATGATAATGCCTTCCTTTCAAATTCCTAACCCCTCACATCCGTTAGCGGGAAGGAGATAATTTTCTGCGGGCGGTCTTGTTGCGCGTCTAGTTGCCGTGCGCGGGAGAACTCCGTTTCCGCCAACCGCGTTAAAGTCTCGAACCGTGATGTGTTCTCGGTCAAAGGAATACACAGCTCCGCCGCGAGCCTCGAAATCAGCACAGAATTGAAAAACGGTGGAAATTCGCTTTCATCCGGTCTGAAAATATAGGTGAGCATGACCGCCTCCGCATTGGTATAAAGCTTGCCATTCATAATGCGATAATCAAGGCCGCTTGATTTCGCGCCATTACCTGCCGTTAAAGCTCGCAAAAAATCATTGGGGAGGGCGAAGGCTTGCTTATAATCGCCGATACCGCTTTCACTTAAGGCGGAAAGTACGGTTTGCTTTGTCGCAAAATTCCAACCATAGGCGGAGAGGAGCGCATCACGCGATTGCGCGTATAGTGCGCCGCAAATCTCCCCCTCGGTTGAGCCATCCTCAAACGATGTAATCGGCTGAGCGCCTAAACGTATGAGAGCACGCGCGCATAATGCAATGTCATTCAATGCCATTTTCTTTTATCCTTATTCAAATGTTGGAAATAAAAAACCGCCTTAAAGGCGGTTATTGAAACTTATTTTGTTTATCATTAAGATAATTACTTATCTTTCAGTCCTATATATGCGCCATTCACATCAACAACGCGACAAGGTTCTACTCTTTCATGCTTGTTTCTGTTGCAATATCTTAAAGCAATGTCTCTTGCAACATTTTCATTAACTTTATCATAAGCTCGCCCCCAATCGCCATAGTTGCTAATAGCAAATGCTTTATTTGGTTGGTTTTTTAAAAGATAGCTCTTATAAGCTTTTAAGGTACTATTATCGCCAATATCAACGATCACATCTTCCCTTAACTCAATGCTGATTTTCTCTTTTTCTTCGGAAACTTCGCTTTCCTCATTTTCACTGTTTTCTCTAGTGTCTTCAACTGAGACTTTATATGGCGAATATTTTCTTTTTTCATATACTACTTGTACACTGAAGAATAAAAGGATGCTGATTAAAAGAAGCACTAAAACCAACAGAATCATTGCAATGATTTTTAAAAATTTCAT